GAACCATCTACACCTGAAGTACCGCTTGAACCTGCTGTACCGCTTGAGCCACTTGTACCTGATGAGCCACTTGTACCTGATGAACCACTTGTACCTGATGTACCGCTTGAGCCACTTGTACCTGATGAGCCACTTGTACCTGATGAACCACTTGTACCTGATGAACCACTTGTACCTGATGTTCCGTTTTCTGCAAAGCTTATAAATACAGGCTCTAAATCGCTAAAAATATTTCCTGAATTACTAGATGATATAACTGAACCAACACAAGTTATTAAATTTGATGTAGGTCCAGATACACTAGTAAATGCAAAAGTAATAAATTGCGTAGTATCTAATTTCTTTCTTATTGTTAAAACTCCTGGGGATGGTGGTGTAGGAACAGTATTACCATCATCGTCTTGATTAAAAAATACAATATTAGTATTACTATTTTGAGTTGTGTTATTTCCTTGTACCCTACCTGTTGGTGGGTTAGTTAAAATGTTTGTTTTAAAATTATAAAGATAAGTATTTGGGGCAACTATCCCATTTAAACCATTTCGAGAAAACGATATAGATAATCTATCACCTGTAGTATCATTATATGTAAATTGATTTACAGTTAATTGAGTAACAGTTAAACCAAATACACCTGCTTGACCTGAATAATCTTTTTGGATTGAATCTAATCTTAAAACAAGTATATTATTTGAATCATTTAGTGATGGTTGTACTACTATAGTTCCCCATCCCTGAGGTGTAGTAGATGGTGGTGAGGAACTTGCTGCCCAACTATATATGTAATTCTGTTGGTCATTATCAAATAAATCATCACTATTTATTGTATATATTGAATCACTTACTCTAGTAAATGCACCCTCTGCTGTTTGAGTAGTTTTTGCTTTATAACTTAAGCCTCCTCTATCACCTGCTCCAACATAACCACAAAGTGTAAAATCATCTCCTACTGAAATTGTTCCAAATGAACCATTAACATATATTACTGAAATTTCATTTGTTGTTGATTGTTGTTGTTTTTTAAAAAGAGCTGTATTTCCACTAGGATCCTTTAATGTAATAGTATCATCTATATTTAAACCATTTAATAATAAGTAACCTGGTGCTGTCTGGCTTTGAAAATCAAGAGATTTAATAGCACTAGCTGTTGTAGTAGTTGCGGAATTACTATCTAAAAAATTAACTTTAGAAGATGTATTAATTGTAGTAGTATATTCAATAAGTTGACAACTACCAATTAAACCATCTTCACCTGATGTACCTGATGAACCACTTGTACCTGATGAACCACTTGTACCTGATGAACCTGCTGTACCGCTTGAGCCACTTGTACCTGATGAACCATCTTCACCTGAAGTACCGCTTGAACCTGCTGTACCACTTGAGCCACTTGTACCTGATGAACCATCTACACCTGAAGTTCCTGATGAACCTGAAGTTCCTGATGAACCACTTGTACCTGAAGAACCATCTACACCTGAAGTTCCTGATGAACCTGAAGTACCTGATGAACCATCTTCACCTGAAGTTCCTGATGAACCTGCTGTACCGCTTGAGCCACTTGTACCTGATGAACCATCTTCACCTGAAGTACCGCTTGAACCTGCTGTACCACTTGAGCCACTTGTACCTGATGAACCATCTACACCTGAAGTTCCTGATGAACCTGAAGTACCTGATGAACCATCTTCACCTGAAGTACCACTTGAACCTGCTGTACCTGATGAGCCTGAAGTTCCTGAAGAACCATCTTCACCTGAAGTTCCTGATGAACCTGCTGTACCTGATGAACCTGAAGTTCCTGAAGAACCATCTGCACCTGAAGTTCCTGATGAACCTGAAGTACCTGATGAACCTGAAGTACCTGATGAACCATCTTCACCTGAAGTACCGCTTGAACCACTTGTACCTGATGAACCTGAAGAAGTATAACCACAAAGTGTAAAATTATCTCCTGTTGAAACTGTTCCAAATGCACCATTAGTATAATTTACTGCTATAGTATTACTACTAGTACTTGCATAAGTATAAAGAGCTATATTTCCATTAACATCAGTTATTGTAATTATATCACCTAAATTTAAAGGATTTAGTAATAAAAAAGCTGGTGCTTGTGTTGATTGGAATTTTAAAAATGCAACATTACTAGCTGTTGTAGTACTATTTTGACTACTATTCAATAAATCAAATTGATCAGATTGTGTTGGTGTTGGTTGTAATTTAACAATATCACAACTACCAACAGTACCACTTGTACCTGATGAACCACTTGTACCTGATGAACCTGAAGTTCCTGAAGAACCATCTGCACCTGAAGTACCGCTTGAACCTGCTGTACCGCTTGAGCCACTTGTACCTGATGAACCATCTTCACCTGAAGTACCACTTGAACCTGAAGTACCACTTGAACCTGCTGTACCACTTGAACCACTTGTACCTGAAGAACCATCTGCACCTGAAGTTCCTGAAGAACCATCTGCACCTGAAGTACCTGATGAACCTGCTGTACCGCTTGAGCCACTTGTACCTGAAGAACCATCTGCACCTGAAGTACCGCTTGAACCTGCTGAACCAAATGTACTACCAAATATACAAATTTCTCCGTTTCCTGTTGCTATTGTTCCTCCTGATGTTACAAATTCTAAATTTGTAAATCTATAAACATCTCCTGTTTTTGAAACTGTAGTAAAATTATATTGTCCTTCAGCTCCACCATTAGCTATTCCTTTAATAGATCCAATTTGTGTAGATATAAACTGGTTTAAGAAAAGAGAGTTATCATCCCCATTAATATCCTCTTCATGTATGTAAATATCAGTTACTGCCCCCCATATTATTCCACTAAAGAAAGAAGCTTTACCTGATAAAGGTGTTGAGGTACTGCTTACATAATCATATTCATAACATCTTGTAGATGATAATCCTGAAGTTCCTGATGAACCACTTGTACCTGAAGAACCATCTGCACCTGAAGTTCCTGATGAACCTGAAGTACCTGATGAACCATCTTCACCTGAAGTTCCTGATGAACCTGCTGTACCTGATGAGCCTGAAGTTCCTGAAGAACCATCTACACCTGAAGTTCCTGATGAACCTGAAGTACCTGATGAACCATCTTCACCTGAAGTACCGCTTGAACCTGCTGTACCACTTGAACCACTTGTACCTGATGAACCATCATTACCTGAAGTACCGCTTGAACCACTTGTACCTGAAGAACCATCTACACCTGATGTACCTGAAGAACCATCTGCACCTGAAGTTCCTGATGAACCTGCTGTACCTGATGAACCTGAAGTTCCTGAAGAACCATCTGCACCTGAAGTACCACTTGAACCTGCTGTACCTGATGAGCCTGAAGTTCCTGATGAACCATCTTCACCTGAAGTACCGCTTGAACCTGCTGTACCACTTGAACCACTTGTACCTGAAGAACCATCTACACCTGAAGTTCCTGATGAACCTGAAGTACCTGATGAACCATCGTCACCTGAAGTACCTGATGAACCTGAAGTACCTGATGAGCCTGAAGTTCCTGATGAACCATCTTCACCTGAAGTACCTGAAGAACCATCTGCACCTGAAGTACCACTTGAACCTGCTGTACCTGATGAGCCTGAAGTTCCTGAAGAACCATCTGCACCTGAAGTACCTGATGAACCTGCTGTACCGCTTGAACCACTTGTACCTGAAGAACCATCGTCACCTGAAGTACCGCTTGAACCACTTGTACCTGATGATATATAACCACAAATTACTAAACTAGCTCCTTGTGCTAAATTTGTAAATGAACCACTTACATAAGTTACTCCTATTTGAGTTCCAGATGTTGCTAAATAAGTATAATTAGCTATATTCCCATTAGGATCTTGTATTGTAATTACATCACCTACTGATAAACCATTTAATATTAAAAATAAAGGAGCTGATGTGCTTGCAAATTGTAATCTAGCAACAGCACTAGCTGTTAATGTTGAATTATTACTACTATCTAAAAGATTTACTTGATCTGTTCCTGAAACAACGGTTGTAAGTTTAACTGTTGAACAACCTCCTCCTTCATTACAACATTGACTAAAAACACAAGTAGTAACAGTATTTCCTTGTTGAGCTCCCGTAAAAGAACCTGATATATAACTTACATTTATAGCTGTGGAAGAAGGCTGTCCTAATATTGTAAAAGTAGCAGTACCCCCATTAATTGTTATTTCTATTATAGAGCCAGTACTTACACCAGCAAGTAATTGTAAAGTTGGATCGCTTGTACTATTAAAAGTTAATTGAGTAGTAAGATTAGCTGTAAGTGTTGCTGATCCATTACTTTGTTTCATTATAATTTTTCCTGCTGACATCGCAGATACGGCAGCTATATTTGTGCTGCACGAGCCACTTAAACCATCTGTACCTGAAGTACCACTTGAACCTGCTGTACCTGATGAGCCTGAAGTTCCTGATGAACCTGAAGTACCTGATGAACCATCTTCACCTGAAGTACCACTTGAACCTGCTGTACCTGATGAGCCTGAAGTTCCTGATGAACCACTTGTACCTGATGAACCATCATTACCTGAAGTACCGCTTGAACCACTTGTACCTGAAGAACCATCTACACCTGATGTACCTGAAGAACCATCTGCACCTGAAGTTCCTGATGAACCTGCTGTACCTGATGAACCTGAAGTTCCTGAAGAACCATCTGCACCTGATGTGCCTGATGAACCTGAAGTACCTGATGAACCATCGTTACCTGAAGTACCGCTTGAACCACTTGTACCTGATGAACCATCATTACCTGAAGTACCGCTTGAACCACTTGTACCTGAAGAACCATCTACACCTGATGTACCTGAAGAACCATCTGCACCTGAAGTTCCTGATGAACCTGCTGTACCTGATGAACCTGAAGTTCCTGAAGAACCATCTACACCTGAAGTTCCTGATGAACCTGAAGTACCTGATGAACCATCGTCACCTGAAGTACCGCTTGAACCACTTGTACCTGAAGAACCATCTACACCTGAAGTACCTGAAGAACCATCTACACCTGATGTACCCGAAGAACCATCTGCACCTGAAGTACCACTTGAACCTGCTGTACCTGATGAGCCTGAAGTTCCTGATGAACCATCTTCACCTGATGTACCTGATGAACCATCTGCACCTGAAGTTCCTGATGAACCATCTTCACCTGAAGTTCCTGATGAACCTGCTGTACCTGATGAACCTGAAGTTCCTGAAGAACCATCTGCACCTGAAGTTCCTGATGAACCTGAAGTACCTGATGAACCATCGTCACCTGAAGTACCGCTTGAACCACTTGTACCTGAAGAACCATCTACACCTGATGTACCTGATGAGCCATCTACACCTGAAGTACCTGATGAACCATCTACACCTGATGTACCTGAAGAACCATCTGCACCTGATGTACCTGATGAACCTGAAGTACCTGATGAACCATCGTCACCTGAAGTACCGCTTGAACCACTTGTACCTGAAGAACCATCTACACCTGATGTACCTGATGAGCCATCTACACCTGAAGTACCTGATGAACCATCTACACCTGAAGTACCTGATGAACCATCTTCACCTGAAGTTCCTGATGAACCTGCTGTACCGCTTGAGCCACTTGTACCTGATGAACCATCGTCACCTGAAGTACCGCTTGAACCACTTGTACCTGAAGAACCATCTGAACCTGATGTACCTGATGAGCCATCTACACCTGAAGTACCTGATGAACCATCTACACCTGATGTACCTGAAGAACCTGAAGTACCTGATGAACCATCGTCACCTGAAGTACCGCTTGAACCACTTGTACCTGAAGAACCATCTACACCTGATGTACCTGAAGAACCATCCACACCTGAAGTACCTGATGAACCATCTGCACCTGAAGTACCTGATGAACCTGCTGTACCTGATGAACCTGAAGTTCCTGAAGAACCATCTGCACCTGAAGTTCCTGATGAACCTGAAGTACCTGATGAACCATCTGCACCTGAAGTACCTGATGAACCATCTTCACCTGAAGTACCGCTTGAACCACTTGTACCTGAAGAACCATCTACACCTGATGTACCTGAAGAACCATCTACACCTGAAGTACCTGATGAACCATCTGCACCTGAAGTACCTGATGAACCTGCTGTACCGCTTGAGCCACTTGTACCTGATGAACCATCATCACCTGAAGTACCGCTTGAACCACTTGTACCTGAAGAACCATCTGCACCTGAAGTACCTGATGAACCTGCTGTACCGCTTGAGCCACTTGTACCTGATGAACCATCGTCACCTGAAGTACCGCTTGAACCACTTGTACCTGAAGAACCATCTACACCTGAAGTACCTGAAGAACCATCTACACCTGATGTACCTGAAGAACCATCTACACCTGAAGTACCTGATGAACCTGCTATACCTGACGTTCCACTTGAGCCACTTGTACCTGAAGAACCATCAGAACCTGAAGTACCTGAAGAACCATCGGAACCTGAAGTACCTGATGAACCTGCTGAGCTACTTCCTACAAATAACCAATTACTAAGTGATGTATAATCAGCATCTAATAAAACATAAACACCATTATTAGCAGCAGTAGAATCTTCAGCTACAGTAACTGTCATACCTACATAAGCATAAATAACATTATCGTTTGCAGTCCATGAAGCAGCTAATAATAAATCTGCTTGAGTTGGGCATATAGCTCTCCCATCAAATGGAGCCGCAATTTGAGGTTCGAAATTTGCCGATATCGCTAATAATCCGTTTAATCTATTCCCTGCCATATCTTAATTTATAAATTTTAATTTTCTAGCTCCAATTTGCCCCCCATTATGAGTATATAAATTATACGTAATAGGATTACCTTCTACTGTTCTAGTTTCTGTTGTTAATGTAAAAGTTGTTAAACCCCCTGTTATAGGTACAAAACTTCCTGGAGATAATGGATCTTCCTGTTGAACATCTGTAAATGCTGTAAATCCGGATTGCCCCCCTGCTGTATTAGGAATTGAGATTGCTTGTTTATTTCCTGCAGTTCCATCTTCAAGGATCATATCCACTATAACATCATTATTACCCATATTTTGTAAAGATAATTGATCTGTTACATTATAATTTGTTGTTGTTGCAAATACTGGAAAAACTCCTGTCATGCTTCTTGAAGTAGATCCTGGTGGGTTAAATCCAGGAGCTAACGGTGTTGAGAAATCCCCACCTACACTGTCTTTAGGTTGTGGACCTATATCATAATTAACTGATACTGAAAATGAATTTGTACCTGCTGTTACTGTGTATGTAGAAGTATTAGCTACTGTGTTACTTAATGCTGTAGTACTTACAGATGTAACAAATGCAGATGCCGGAGATGTATAATTATAAGTATTTGGTAAACCACTTCTTTTATTAGTAGCTGTTGTATATTGAGGATTAATTGATCCCTGATTAAAAGTACAAGATAATGTTAAATTACCTGCTGTTAGTAGTTTTCCTATTATTTGAAAACCATTAGGTGTTAAATTAACAGATTGAAGTGATGGGTTAGATAATGAAGGAAATAAAGTTGGATATAACATTAAATCCATCATTTCTTGAAATGATTTTCCAGGTGATGGAAATGTTGTTCCTGTTGATATATTATCAAAAGGTGAATTTCCTGGGAAGTTCTGGGGTAAAGCAGTTGCATTAATGAAATTACCACCTCCTGCAGAATCAATTGTTATTTCAGTAGCACTAGTTTGAGTTAAAGTAATACCTGTTCCTTCTGTTAAATTAACTGTTGAATCTGCCCCAGCTGCAGCATCTAATTTTAAAGGAACACTTGTTCCTGATTTTGTCCCTGCTGTTAAAGTATATGTGTCTCCTCCTCCAGTAAAGGTAACATCAGCTGTATTACCATTTTGTGTTACTACTACTCCACTACCTATAAAATTTAAACCTGTTGCTGCATTAATTATAGTAGTTCCATCATCTTGTACTGTAACTCCACCAAAACCTGGTATAGCTGTTAGATCAAAACTTTGGGATAAAACATTATTATAAGTATAAAAATTTAAGTCAGTACCCACTAATGAAGCAGAGTAAAAGAGACTTTGAAAGTTACCATCTACTTCAGCAAATGTTAACTCAGAACCTTTATCTAACCTTAAAATTATTGACATATCAGGATTTGTTTATAAATATTATAAAACATTTATTTATTATATTTTATCATTAAAACTTGTAGGATTATTTTTTGAAGGTATAGAAAGTCGGGGATTTGATGAATAATTATCTTCTGGTAAGATTTTAACTGTTTCTAAATTAAATATTAGTTGAGTAGCATTACTTAATTTTTTAACTGACGCTAATTCTTTTTGTATAGTATCAGGAACTAAATATCCATGAAGTTTTAATGAAAATTCTGTTTTAACAATTCTATTCCCTGCTGATTCTATTTCAACAGATGTAGCATAATTATTTATACGTGCTCTAAATTTAAATCTTTCAGGATTACCCCAATATGAATCTGAAGCATAATTCATAGCTTCTACAATTTTATTCATTTGTTCTACATAATAAGTAGATATAATAAAATCATAAGTTAAAGCTACATAATCTGGTACTACAACAGCATATGACTCTTTTTTTGGTATTCTATTATTTAAAATATTAAAATTATCATATTCGTTTTTTTGACTATACTGTTTTTGAAATAATTGAACATTGTTTGGATAATTAGCATCTAATTTATTTGCTATGCTTCTAATTTTTTCAACATTGTTACGTTTAAAAGTAATAACAGGCATCATTATTTTACCTTTTAAATCTCTATAGTATCCTTGTTTTTGCACTTGTGCCCATCGTTCAGGTGAACCATAATAAATTGGTACCTTAGTAACTACACCATTTTGCAAAACTGTAGGTTTTATTACATTTTCTAAATAATAAAATATAGCTTCATCATTTTCTTTTAAACCTAATACAAAAGGTTTTGTATTATCATCTCTAAAAGATACTTGATTACCTCTATTATTTTTATCGGGAAATGCTCTATTAGGATTTCCTGTTGTTTCACCATTTTCAGGATTTTTATAAGTATCCTGTACAGGATTACTTAAAAGTATTTCCTTTTGTGTTTTAGGTCTAGGTATTTTTCCGTGTTCTGCCATATTAAATAAATCTTGCTTGAGTTAAACCTAATTTATCTGCTTGTACATAATGAGATTTGCAAATAATTGAAATATTAGAACCATAATTACTTAAGTCACCATTTAAAGGTGCATTTATTGGATTTGGATCATTTGGATAATCTGGATTTTTACCTACAAAATATTGGTTAGCTATTACTTCATGTACTTCATAATATCCTTCATTATACATAATAATATCACCTACTTGTGGAACTAAATCTGCACCATATTGAGCTGTAGTATCTGTATATGACATACCTTCTCCATTAAAATCTTCATTTTTACCTAATAAATCATCTCTTAAAAAACTAAATTGTATTTCTTTATTAAAATCAGTTCCTAAATCACTTTCAGGATAAATTTCATCAGTTCTTTCTACTAAAGTATTAAGTAAAACTGGTCCCATATAATATTTTTCTTCAGCTGCTTCACCATATAAGTTAATTTTTGTTTCTTCTAATTTATATTTGTAGAAAGCACACTGCTCTGTTATAATATCACCCATTAACTCTCTACTCATATGTCTGAATAGACTTACATCCCTTTGTGTACCAAATAGTGCCATATTATCCTATATAAATTACTCTTGGAACTCTATCTAACTCTTGCATTACAAAATTAGATTCAGCAGTTCTTCTTTCTAATAATTTTTCTCTTGAAGTTTCATCAAAATATGCTCTTAATTGTTCTAATAATGCTGCTTTTTCATCTCTTGCTGCTTGTAGTAAACTAGCTTGGTTAAGTGTTATTTCAGCGTTAGGTATTGGAACCGTTTCATATTTTCCTCTTACATACCCTAACATTTCTTTACATATAGCTAAAGTCATTTCAAATATCCAACTTCTACCTATAGAATTTATTCTGGCATATGTAGGATTTTCATAAGGAACTTCAGCTACGGTTTTAATTTTTTCATCAAATTCATCTAATACTAAAGATGCTGATGATCTTTCTGATTTTAGCATTATTTCTACCCACATAGAGCCTGCTCCTTTTAAGGATCCAGATGCATCTAATTCATTACCAAATCCTCCATTTGCTTCTCCTGGTATTGGAAATACTCTTAAAACATTATTATGCATTTCAAAAGAAAAATTAGATAATCTAACTTCTTGATTTAATTCTAATTGTTGTATAACGGCCATATCATAATTTAAAGGCATCATTAAATATCCACCTCCACCTAATCCTCCTAAACCTGCACCTAAACCATCAATACCAGCTGCTACTGTTCCTCCTAATCCAAATCCAAATCCGTCATATTGATCAGCCCAATAAGCAGATGCTGGTGGTGCTTCATAAAACACTCTCATAATTTGAATGTCATTTTTCTTTTTAAACCCTGCATCAGCTGCTATTTTATCTAAATCATAATCTTGAACACCAGATGTTAAATTTACTTTTAATTTATGCCAAGGAACATTTCCACCTGTACCGGCTTCAGACCCATATTGTTCTGAGTAATCAATTACTCTTCCTAAATTAGGGGTTACAATAGTTTCATTAATGTTTACTGTATTTTCTGCACCTTCTAATGTTAAATAATTTTCTCTAATTTTATAAGCATATAATTCATTTCCATATATAGTTACTGCTTCCTCAAATGCAGCATAAAAATTTTTATCTTGTAATTCAATTTCAACTAAAGGATATCCTAATCTTAGAGCACAAAAATTTGCTACTTTATCTGCATCTTTTTCAAATTCTATATCACGATCATAAAAACCAAAAGGAGTATCTCCTGGATGGAATGAACTAGAACCGGGCCAAATTGGTATGTTTGCCATAATTTATTTTTTAATTAGTTGCTATTGGAGCGTTAACTATTACATATTCTACATCTACACTTTCTGATACTGCATACACAGATATAAATTCTATATCTTGTTCAAATAAGCCATTAAATTGACTTCCGGAACAATTTGGACTTGAAAACATTATAGATGAAGTTGGTAAACATTCCATAGTCCAGTAACTTTTAGTTCCTGTTAATGAAAAATCTTCTGTTTTTAAAATATATCCTAAATCATTAGTTGAATTTCCAATATTTGATTTTGCTACTGTTATAGTATCCCCAACATTATAGTTACTCCCCCCTGTTTGAATGGTTACATTAGTAGGTTTTACTGTAATATTTGCTGCTTGTAAAGCTGGTAATGTATTTGCTGCTGATGTAGCCATATTTGCTGCAGATAAATTTCCTAAATAATCTCCACTAACCGCTCCAAATCCTAAATTTTCTAATGTAGATTCTTCTATTGTAATATCTTGATTAACAGCATATCCTAAACCAACAGCATTAATAACTACTGTTGTGATTACTGAACCTGCTGATGTAATTGTAGCTGTTGCTCCTTGCCCTGTAGATGTTGTAAGAGGAACATTATTTACTACTTGATTTATTGATACTGTAGGTACTATTATATTAGCTATTGTACTTGATTTTGTTAAATTTCCATTTGATAAAGCACCTGATGGAATTACTAATTGGTCGCCAATAGAATAACCTGATCCTGATGTAGTAAATGTTATAGAAGTATAAGTTGGTATTGAAGCATCATTTCCTGTTCCTGCTGTTACTACAACAGAACCACTTACTCCTATTCCTGTACCTCCAGTTAAACCTATGTTATAAGTTCCTATAGCTGCATTTGTAGTTGCTAAAGGGGTTAATGTAAGTGATGGAGTTAAATTTATAGTTTCATCTGTTACTACTCTTAATTGCATTCCACTTCCACTAATACTAGTAGTTGGAACATTAGAATAAATTCCTGCTGTGCCACCTATTCCTCCACTTGCATAAGATCCACTTAAATCTGAGCCTACCTTTCCTGATTCTGATTCACCATTTGATGATGTAAAAGTAACTGCTAAACGATTAGCATCATCCATATTTGTTATTCTCCCATAAGCTATACTATATGAAGGGAATAAAGCTGGTCCAGGAATTAAACCATTGGTATTAATTAAGTCTACATTAGTTTTAGCAGGAACTGTTACAATTCTTCTATCATAATTAGTTACATTAGGAATTCTATAAAAATTTTCATGTACAGTTCTTTGACCGCCAACGATATGCTCTTCTTTTATGTTTACACGAAAAGTATTGGATTTAACAGTTGATGCCATAGTATTTTTGTTATAAATATCACAAAAATAAAGTAAATAAATGTAATTATTTATTTTTTTCTACTCTTTCCACTACTTCCAGAAGTATTTAAAATTCCTTTTTCAGAAGCTGATTCATAAATTTCAATTAAATCATCAACAATAGGATCTCTGTGGTTTTGGAGTAAAGTAACCCCAGTCATTTTTTTAATTCTTCGTGAAGCAGCATATAAAAATCTAAAACCTGAGTCTGCTTTTCCTCTTAAATCAATTTGATGATCATCACCACAAACTACCATTTTTGATCTTAAACCAATTCTAGTTGCTATCATCTCCATTTGTTCGTGAGTAACATTTTGAGCTTCATCTACAATAATACAACTATCTAAAAAAGTTCTTCCTCTCATAAAAGCTAAAGGTACTATTTCTATTTTACCATCTTCAATTAATTTTTCAACTTTTACTTTATCATAAAGAGTATACATATTTTGATAAATAGGTTGAATCCAAGGATCCATTTTTTCTCTTAAATCCCCAGGTAAAAATCCAATTTCTTCTTTTGAAACTGTAGGTCTGGTTATTATTATTTTTGAATAGTGTCTTCTTAGAAGTCCGTCTAAAGCTATATTACATGCTAATAATGTTTTTCCAGAACCTGCTCTACCAGCTAATATTGTTAAAGTATTTTCTAATATTTTTGCTTTAGCTTCTTTTTGTTCTTCGTTTAATTGTATTTTAAATTTAATTGGATTCTTCACTATTCTTTTGGGTCTAAATACTTCGTCTGTATGATGGTTTGAGGTCATTATGGGTTATTTTAATTAGTTTATCAAGGCCTGCATTAATATGATTTGTTTTATTTAATAAAAGATCAAATTTAAATCTTTTATCTAAAGGTAAAACTAAATCTACTTGGGAACCCCACCTAATTAAACTAAATCTTTCATTTTGAGTACAAAGATCTTGTTGTTTTTTAAATGGAGCTATTACATTTACATCTTCATCGGCTATTTGAATTATATGATATGTGTAATCTAAAGAAGGTACATATATCTGGTTAGACATTCTTTCGTTAAATTTTAAATAATCCATATTATTAGGATTAATAACTCTATTTAATATATCCTTTTCGACAGCTAACATGGGTTTGTTAGTTGATTCAATAGGTTCTAAATTTTTATATTTTATAACACCTCCATAAGGTATTCTATTAATATGTACATCATAAAAAGACATAAATATTCCTATTACTAATGAAGGTTGTTTATAGGTTTTATCTCCCATAACATCTTGAAGTGTATAATCTATACCTTTTATTTCAAGTACTTGCTCCCCAGGTTGGGCTACTTTTTGATATAAAATAGTTCCATCAGCTGGGCTATAAAAATGTTCATGGTCTATATGTGTAGGTCTTATTGGGTCTCTAAAAAAGAAATTATTACTTAATTCACCTACCGACATTTTAGATAATTCTGCAACTTCTCCATTTAGCCAATCTTCTAAAGTCTCAGCCATTAAAGAAGTGATTTAAAATGATCAACTCTATTTAAATGCATTACCATGCAACTTAACATAGCTCCAGATTTCATGTATTCTGATAAATTAAATATTATTGGTTCCATTCCTTCATCAGAACATATTTTTTCTAATGAAGTTATTTTGTGTTTTTCACCTTCATAAAATTCATCTCCTTGTTTCATTTCAGATATATTAGAGGCACATAAAACCATATTACCTAATCTAACAGAATTGGCCATCCCATACATTGAATCATCAGCATCTATGTCTATTATGTTAGTATATTTGCTTATTTGCGCTAACTCCGTCTTATCATATAGTTCCGTACAAACCATAGTTGACCGCGTATTTAACGGAAATATACTACAATCTAAATGATACATATACTCATCAACCATTTTAACTTTAATAATATTCATATCAAAATTTTCTTCCATCCAATGATAAGTTTGAATATCCGAACGAATATCATACCCACCTATATAAACATTATCTTTTAAATATTTTATGTCTGCTTCACCTTCCCACTTATAAGGAGATATATGTGTTTTATAACCCATTTGATTAAAGAATTTTTCACCTACATATTCTTCACCTTGTCTAGGAGGAGAAGTATAATTAGATAATAAAATATGATTTTTATCTTTAATGTGGGGTAATTGTAGACCTAAATTTGCCACATATATTAAATCTTGAAAATTACCTTCTGAGGGTAGTAAATGTACCAATGATTGACCCGCCATAAAATTATACAAATCCATAAATTGCTTATATGCTTTAGGTCTATTAATAGATAATTCTTTTTCTGACATTTCTTTCATCCAAACATTATTTGGATTATTAGTAGAAAAGGTATGTGGGAAATTCATTACGTAACTTTGAATAGGTAACTGTGAGGGAGTCTCTTTCATTTTAAAAACTATTTTATTATTATTTGTGTTCCACTATAAATATACTAACTACTTACTAGGTAAACAAATAATTAAGAAAAAAAAAGCCCCGCTTTCGCGAGGCTTTTAATTATTATGTTAAAATATACTATTAAAGTGTATTTAGATTTGATACGAAAATTCTTCCGTAAAATTCTGGTCTTAACATTTTCTTAGCATAACGAGTTAATAAACCTTTTCTTGGAGTGAAGGTTGTTGGATCGTATACTAATGGAGTCATGATTAATGGAATATATGGAGCAAATACTGCACCTGCTTCCAAGAATTGTCCACCTCTATATCCTAATAATATAGTATTATCAGTCATATATGGGTTTTTGTAAACTTGGTATCTTCCATTCATTGATCCAGCTTTCTGTACACCAAATGCATAGCTCATTTTAGCAGCATCACCATCTGAGTTACTAGCAAATCCTGGAATAGATTCGATAATAGTAGCTACTGATGGGGAACATACCATAAAATTAGCTCCACCTCTAAGTGTTCTTTGGTGAATGATGTTACTTAACTTCTGAACTTTAGTTCCTAATGTTTGGAACCATTGTCCTTGAGAGTTAAAGAAATTCAAGTTACCATTTACAACACCTCCAGCACCAATTGCTAGGTTGTTTGTAGCACTCCAATATTCATCTCCAGCACCTGCTGATTCGATTAACATTGAAAGGATTTCTTGATCAATTTCTAATGAAATATACTCACTCATGATTGAAGTTAATTCAGCTTCTGCATCTAGAGAATGGTAAGCGTTAAGATCTTGAGCAAACTCAGGAGTCCAAACAGCTTTTAATTTTCTAGTTTTAGCAACGATAGCTTCACTTGACATTGCAACGTTGATTTCTGGAATAGCAATTGGAGTATTGAAACCAGAACCACCAGCAGCAGGATCACCTAAAGCAGCATTTTGATCTTCAAAATCACCTCTGTTATTGTCAGAAGGTTGTAATGTTTGTTGAGCGTTAAATCCAGTTACTGTTGAATTAACACCAGCACCTAAATCTACTACCCATCCTGCAGTTGCACCTGCAGCTGAAATAGTACCTAATCCGAAGAAAGATATTACACCAGCAGCTGGAATATCAGCAGCGATTAATGTTAATACAATGTTTGTACCGGCAACAACAGCACCTGATAAAGGAAGCGCAGCAGCAGAGAATGTTAAAATATCTCCAGCAGCATAACCTCTACCTGGGTTGTTTACAATTACTACTGCAGCAGCAGCTGAACCTAGTAAATCAATTGTCATACCAACACCACTAACCGAAGTTGAAGTTGTAGGTTTAATGTTGAAATCACCAACAGTTGCACCAATAGCAGCACCACCAGTACCACCATTATCTGTAATTACACACTGAGCAGTAATATCAGATACTGTAGCAGTAGCTTTTAATGAACCTGCAGCTGCAGCTCCAAGAGCTGGTAAAATAGCACCTTGATCTACTTTTGTAAATGCTGGTAATTGAGTAGCTAATAAAGCATTACCTGCAGCATTTGAAGTTAAATAGAAACCTTCAATAGCTTCCATATCTGCAAATGTTTGTAGTAATGTAGTAGCAGGAACAGCAGCTGATCCAGCAATAGCTCTTGTAGCTGGAGCTGAAACTTTAGTTACTGTAGTAGCAACTGAAGTTTGTAAACCATCAAATGATGTACCAACAACACCTGTTAAAGCAAATGGGAAAGTTGAATCTGCATCTAAATCTAGATAGAAATCAGCATTACCAACAACTGCACAGTTAGCCAATTGACCACCTACAACAGTGTTGAAATTTTGAGTTGAGTATCCAAATCTACCAGCACCATAAAGACCACCTGCAGCAGCGTTACCAAAACCACTAGTGTTAGTAGCTGGGTTAACTGGTGAAGGAGTACCATATAATGAAGTACCGTTAGCGAATGGTAGTTTAGCAGCATTTGCTCCAGCAGCTGGAGATCCAATTTGCGTCCCACCATATTGGAAATCTAGATAAAATACTAGACCAGAAGGAAGATTCATTGGTTGAACCGAAACGAATTCTTTCGCTGCGATTTGTCCAAATACCTTTCTTACTAATGGTAAAGCAACTCCAGCCCATTGGCCTGCAGCTCCCGTACCAGGATTAAAAGTAGCAGTACCTCCACCCGTTTGAGTGTTCTCTGTTACTAATTGTTTAGCTTGATTCTCTAAGATCATAGACATATTATTTTTGTCTGTCTCAGAGTCCATGCCTTCAAGTAGTCCTGTTTTGGACCACTTGTTAGCTAATCTTGCAGCATCACTTTGCAGTGATTTGTAAGAATTAGCGGATTCTAAAAGTGAATTTAATTGTGACATAATTTTTTTAAATTTTTTAGTCGTTAATAATTGATTTTTATGAATTGATAATGCCAGCTAATTTCTGGAACCTCATTACCATTTCATCTGATTCTACAATCGGCTTTTTATTTTCTACTTTTGGTGCAGACATTGATCTAGAAGCTCTACCTAAATTTTCATTTACGTGTTTTTTAGTAGTTGATTTAAACCCTGTATTAACAGTTTCAAATACTAATTTAGTTTCTTTTACAGTGCTTGCTTTATCAAAAGCTTCTAATACTTTAACCTTTTGTGTTTCAGTTAAGTTTTTAGATTTAAAGATTTTGTTAGTGTAAAGTAACTTAGCGTTTAATAAATTGATTTCATTTAACTCAGATCTTAAAGTTTCAACAGTAGCATAAGCTTCTCTTAATTCTTCTTTCATCTTAGAATCACCAGCAAATTTTCTTCCACCTAAGGCTTTTTCCATGTTTTCAGAATCAGCTCTACGTTGTTTCATATCTTGCTTTTTCTTACCATGTTTAGCGCCTTCAGCATCGTCTAATCGTGCATCGTACCCTTGTTTTTTCTTTTCATCAATTTCTTCTTTTGCTTCGTCTAACTCAACGTCAACCGCAGTTACCGCATCGTCTTCTACTTCTAACTCACCATCTTCATCTACATCTACGTCAACGTCATCTTCAAATGATTCACCAGCTTCTAATTCGCCAGCTCCAACCATATCTTCAATTACGTCTTCGATGAATTTTTTAAGATCCTCTTCTGACATATCTTCAAGGTCGATATCTTCGTCCTCGTCCATGTCTTCATCAGCATCTTTTTCCCCATCTTTGTAGCCTTCTTCTTCAGCGTCAGTCTTTTCATCTTCTTTGATGTCTTTCTTGTCGTCTTTAGAATCATCCTCTTCAGATAGTTCTGTTTCTAATTCTGCTAAAATTTCGTTTAAATCCGAGTCATCTTCCTCTTTGATTTTACGCATTTTTTCAGTTTCGGCCTCAGCTTTATTGTCTGATTTACGGTCGTCACCTTCGCGCTTTTCCTTTTTGGTCATGTACTCTTTTTTTTCCTCAACTTTAACATCGTCTTTTTTCGCTTCGTCTACTTTATCGTCCATCTCTTCATCCATCTCCTCCATCTCTTCTAACTTTGCAGCTAGCATAGATTTGATTTGTGGTTGAAAAGCTTCTTCTAAAGCGATTTTAGCATTTGCAATGGCTGATTCTTTGACAGTCTTTGCATCGGCAATAGCCTCTTTTAAAAAGTTTCTGTTCATTTTCCTTAATTTTTTTTGGAAGTACGATTATTTGGAATCGTAATAAGAATTATTATTAATCGAATGTCATATAAGAGATGACATATTATGCTTATACGTATATGTAAATATTTAAAAATAATAAAGAAAAAGCGCCTCTTCTAAAAGAAAGCGCTAATTCCGGTTCACAGGATAAAATTGTTATGTTATAGGGCAAGAACCATTTGCACAAAGTATTTCTGTTATAATAGAATTTAATTTTTTATATTTATTTGATTTAGGTATTTCTATACCTTCTTTTACTAAATGCATAAATGAATCTGGGTTTGAGGGTGTTGAAACAAAATCCCAACATAATAATTCAAAATCATCTTGTACTTCTTGTACTTCCCCCATTGGTTTTAAACTACCCATTCCTCGAGAAGAAACACCAACTGTAATTCCACTTTCTACTAATGCCTTTAGTATATTTCCTGCTGGAGTAGGTAAAATTTCTATTTTACCCATTACATTATCTCCATCCCACCAAACATCTTTTATATTATGTGATACATTTTTTAGATTAATTATAGTATCATCTGGGTGATCTAATTCACCCATTGCTCTATTTTCTTCTACTAGGACTTTATACTTATCAATTTCTCTATCCCATAGTTCTTTAGAATAATATCTACCATTACCGTTTTTAACTTCAGCAGTAGCTAATATTCCTTCAACTAAAGGATTACCCGCCTCAGAAATTTTTTTTTCTGATAAAGATTTAGGCATGGCTGTAAATAGCCTTGTTTCAACAAGTACTTGCTTATCCATATTTTTAGTTTTCTCTAAATTTCTTTAAACCAGAATAAGATTCAGGATTATCATTTGAACCTTCATTAGAGTTATCATTAGAATTTTCATCAGATCCCGCATTGCTTTCTTCTGCAATTTCTTCTCCGGCATTATTTCTAAATGCTCTTTCTGATGTGTCAGAATTTGATGCTCCTGCATAGTTTGAGGAACCCATATCTTCATCTACAATTTCTTTTTTGTAAGCTTTACCACACATTTTTTCATAAAGTTTTTCCATCTTCATTTTTCTTCTTTCAAGATCTTTAACTTCACGTTGCATTCCCTTTATTTTAGTTTTATCAACTAATTCAGATAAACTTTCATCTTCAGTAACCATAGAAAGTCTTGTGTTTTTCTTTTCTATAATTTCATCAATATGTGCAATCTTAGCTTCTAAAGCAACAACTTGAGATTGTTTATCAATTTCAGCTAATTTACTATCTAATGTTTCTTTTTTTACTTTCTTTTTAGCAACTGGCTTTTCACCTAATGGGCCGCTTTCCATTAAATCTATTAATGATATCATTTTATTTTCTTTTAATTTTACTTTTTCCATTTGATCAGATTTGCTTGCTGTTAAACCTGGTGCTTCATCTGTGTATCCTAACTTATCAATACCAAATGCGGCATTTTTAATATAATATAAAGGATCACTTGCTAAATTTTTAGCTACTAATTTTTGTGCTTTTTCTATTGCATCCCCTAAATCAGCATCTGATACTGTTTCTCTAATTTTATCCATTTCAAATTTAACACCTAATCTAAATTCTTCTCCATTTAAAGTATCATAATTATCTTTATTAGGTGTATTATCAAAATTGTGAGAATCTATATCTTCAACTTGTTTAGCTACTTTACTAGAATCAACTTTAACGGCTTCATCTGCTTTAGACTCTTTTGTTTGAGCTATGTGTGATGGAGGAAATCTATTTGGGTTTTTAGGATTAGCTTCTTTAATAACTTTCATATTATCATTAAATATTGTAAACCAATCTTTTGATTTTGTTGGATTAACTATCCCAGCTAAATTTTCTGTTATTACAGATCTATTTAATAGTATTTCTTCTGCTTGTTTAAATGTAGCAGAATTAACTATCATATGAGAGTAATTTCTTTTAACCTCTTTAAGGAAAATTTCTTTACTACCTTTTCCATTTTTTATTTGGTTATACTGTTCTTGTATTGTTTTTGCCATTTTATTCGCCTTTTAATAAGTCTTTAATATCTTTAATATAGTCTAAAACTAAATCTGTTGGTTTAACAACAGAATATGATGAGGGATTATCATTATAATATTCACTCGTTTCATTTTTAGCATTGCTCAACATTTTATAAATATCATTAAGTTCCTGTTCAATTGCATCAAATGCTTTGATTCTTTTATTTTGATATTCTTTTTGATCCTCAAATAATTGTTTTACATCTAACTTTGAACCCTTTTGTACGTAATTTCCTGCTTTATCTTTAGGAACTAATTTATACCCATATGCATCTAAATTAATATTTTCATTTAAATTTTCAGGTATAGGTTCCTGTTTCTTTTTAGGTTTTCTAAATGCATAAGGTGTTAAAAAAGCACCTGCTGCTCCAGATGTTGACATTTCATCTATTTCTTCTTCAGTAAGTTGTCCTTTTAACTGAGCATAAAATGCTGGGTATTCTTTTCTTAAATGTGTTCTAAATTTATTATATGTATCTTTTTGTTGATCATATATAGCTCTTAAAACCTCATCATCTCTTACAGATTCACCTCTAATTAAATCATTAGCTGCATCTCTAGAATCTTTTAATTGTTTAATTAATTCTCCAAAAGAGGGTAAAGTTATTATAGTATGTGAAATTCCCCCACCTTCAGATGTTTTTTCATATTTAAAATAAGTATCACCATCATCAGATATAAAATCTCTATTATCCCAAGGACCATATCTTTTTTCAATCCATGCTATTAATTTTGGATCTGTTGGCTTTTTAGCCTCTTTAATTATAGTAATTATTTTATTTATAATATTACTCATTAGTTATAATTAATTCTTCTAATAATGAATGGTATTGGAGTAAATCTACTAAGTGATTATTTTTAACTACTGTTCTTTTATTAATTTCTACTATTAATTTATCAATTTCTTGTAGTTTAATTTTTGTAGTTTGATCTTTAAGTTTATTAGTTTCAATTTTTAATAAAGATTTAATATTTAATATTTCTTTATTATAAAATTCTTTTAATAGAGGACCATTATCAGCTGAGTTGATGAATTCCTTTAATACTAATTTTTGTTTAACATTTAAATTATCATACTTAGTATTAAAATTTTCTAGTAAAACATGATAGGTTAATGTACGTAAATCCTTATCATAAGATTTAAATTCTTCTAAAACTACATCTTTAATTTTAACTTTATCTATTTTTTGGTTAGTTACACTTTCTAATACAATAACCTTATTATCTATAATTTGTTGAGAATTAATAGATTTTGTCGTATTGTATATTTCTAATAAAGTATAAAAGGATGCTTGAGATTTGTAATCTGAAAGTTTTGTTTTAAATAAATCTTCAACATCATAATGATTTTTTAACTCTTTTATTAAGTTATATTTTTCATTTTTTAATTTAGATCTGTTAAGTTTTTTAGATTGTTCTAAAATAGTACTTAATGTTACATTTGCTTTAGACTCTGTTAATCTTTTATTGGAAAACATAGTTTCATACAATTTATATTCCTTTCCTAACTCTGTATTTACAAAGTATTCTTTGATTATTTTAATTGCTGGTGATGTTATCCCAGATAAAGTGTCCCCTGTTATTTTTTTAACTAATATCTCAAAGAGAATACCAGTATTTTTAAATTTTGAGTGTTTTATATACATCAATATTTATTTTAGTATAAATATATTAAGATTATTGTTCCTTAATATTTGATTCATCAAGAAGCGAACTTTTCGCATTATTATGTTCAAATACTAACTTTTTTTCTGTCGGTATTGATTTTAAAATATCCTGGTGTTGTAAAAATGCTTTTTGAGATTCTAAAGCTAATGGAGATTTATTAGTATCTGTAGCATCTTTTTTCATACCAGCAGCTCCTAATCTATCTTTTCCAAAATTATCATCTTGCGTATTTCGTTTAGTTACTTTTTTAGCTGGTCTCCCTAATGGTGTTTTATCTTTAGTTCCATCTTTATAACCATCAGGTACATTACCTGGATCTGAGTACATTCTACCACTACCATATAGTGAAGCTAAATCATGAGGAGTACCATATGATTTTCCAGTTTCAATAGGATCATTACCTTCTGCTTTTATTTGATCTATTCTAAATCCTCTTTTAGCATCTTCTCTAATTAAATCTCTATATTCTTCAAATTGATCTTCACTTAAATGGAAGATATGTTCGTAAATCCAATCCGTTGGTAGTAAATTAGTTTCCTGCATTTGTGCTGCTAAATCTACCTTATCTTTCATTAATGCTATTCTTTCTTGATCATATATAATTGAAGGATTGGTTAATGATAATTCAAAATTACCTAATTGTTCATCCCTATAACCTTGAGTATATAAATGAACTAATGCTATTTTATATAATTCAGATACTATAATTCTTTGTATACGTTCTATTGTACGAGCAAATCTAATATCTTGTGCAGCTAATGTAGCTTTACCTTCTACATTTTCATCATAACCCATAAATGCTTTAGGAACTTTTAAAGCAGCAAATAATTTATCTCTTAAATATTCAACATCTTCAATTCCATTCCATTGTAGTCCATTTAGATTTTCTATTTTTGTTGCTTGATCATTTCCTCTAACTGGTATATAATAATCTTCTAATATATTTTGCATATTATATTTTAAATTATATTCACCTGTCTTTTCATCTATAAAAGGAGTACGTTTTAATTTACTTAATGTTTTTTCCATAAATGCATCTACCTCATTTGGAGGGATTGCTCCAACATTCATATAAAAAATACGTTTTTCAGGTGCACGTACAATTCTATGAATTAACATTGCATCTTCCATTAACACATACTGTTTAAATATTTTTCTTGCGGGTTCAATATATGATCTACCATAAGGTAAAAAATTCATGTCAGATAATAATCTAAAATGAGCCATTTCATAATTATCAAATATTATTCCTCCAGCTTGTTCACCAGAATTAGGAACATTATAATAACCATATGAAGAAGTTGATATTCCATCTGGTTCAAATCTATATTTTACTTCTGCAGGATTAATTTTTTTACCATCTTCCCCATATCCAACTCCTCCTTCAAGTCTTTCAATATGAAATGCAGTATAAGGTATTACATTATATACACCAAATTTTTCTGCTATTTCTAACTTTAAGAAAAAATCTCCGTATTTACACATATTCCTAATCCAGGGCCAAAGATTAAATTCTACATTAAGAACATCATAAAATAAATTATATAGAATTTTTTGTATATCTTCATCTGCAGATTTGATTTGTAATACTTCTCCCATATCATTTTTAAGAGTAGCTTCATCAGCTATAATATCTAAAGCAGATGCAACAATAGCATCCATATCCATTGCATCATAATCAGAATACAACAAAGGACGCATTGCCTGGTAGTTAAATGATAATTGTTGACCATATATTGATGTTCCAGCATTAGAATATATTCTATTAAATCTATCAACTAATGAGTTTGTTTCTAATTCACCAGTTTGTTGTGCTTTGTTAACATCAAATACTTTAAGTTGATCACCACCAACATTACGAATTATTACGTCTGTTGAAAATAATCTTTGAAGTCTTGAAAATAAACCTTTATCTGCCATTTTATTTGTTTTTTATAAATATCATATTAACCAACTTATATCATGGTCTTTACCATCTATGTTAGCACTATATGGATTTTTTGCACTATTAGATGCATACCCCCCACTATATGATATTTTATTACTTTTTACACTACTTAATGATGCTCGTGCCATGTCTAAACTTTGTTGTTGGAATTTTAATGATGTGTCTCGTAGAAACATACCAATTCCAAATGACATAACCAAATCATCATTGTAGCCTGTTTGTGCTTCTGGTCTCCCATTTTTCCAGATAAATACTTTCATTTCTTCAAGTAAACGTTTTGAACGAATAATTACGGATCTATCACCAACAAATTCTCTAAATTTATTAATACAAAGTGGTCTTGTTCTCATTGACATAGTAAACCCAGGTACCATTTCGGAATTACCTTCATACACTCTTAAATATGACTCTGCTGTTAATTGATCTGATTTAGGGGATTGATATAAATTTCTATATCCTCTCTCTTGAATAGCATCTAAAGTTGCCCAACCTATATTAGCATTTTCTACTGCTAACATAGCATTATTATATTCAGTAGCTAATCCTGTGAGGAAAAAACCAAATTCTTTAGGAGGCATTTGTCCTCTATATTCAGCTACTTGAGTATTAGTTTTAATATCCATAACATGACATGCAGAATAATCTTTACCATCTCCTCGAGCTACATCAGCTACAACCATATATTCTCTTGAATAATCTGCTGCTTCCCAAACCCATAAATTTTGATCTACACCTCTTCTTTCCATAGGATCTTTAATAGTAGAGGTATTTAAAAAATCAATCCATTCAGAATGGAATACTATATCACCAGATGTACTAAAGTCACAATCACATTCTTGTGAAGCCATTCTAGGATCACCTAATAATTCATCTTGTCTATCTCTCCATGATTGATCTCTTTCAGGGTGGACATGCCATGGTAATTTAATTGGTAAAAAATCATTTTCTTTATTTTCAGCTGATACCCATGTTTTATGAAACCAATTTCCAGTTCCATAAGGTGTACTTAATACTATAGCACCACCACCCGTTGCTAATGTTTGTTGAGCTGATGCCCAAATTTCACCAATTTGTTCAATAAATGCTGCTTCATCAATTAATAATAAAGATACTGCTTCTGATCTACCAGCATCACTTGATGCTGATGTTGCCTTAATAATTGAACCATTACTAAGTCTAAGTGATAATTTATTATTTTCAGGAGCATCTATTTTTAACCATGAAGGTAAATTATCATACATAAATTTTACCTTAGTAACCATATTACGAGCTGTTTCTTGCTTAGTTGCAATACATAATACGTTTTTATCTTTATGAAATAACATTAACCATAAAGAATAACCTGCTGATAATGTTGAAATTCCTAATTGTCTTGATTTTAAAATTATAGAATAAGGATTTTCTTGCATTAAATGTAATACTTTTTCTTGAAAAGGGTACAAATTAAATAATATTCTTCCTCTTTGTGGGTGTTGAATATTGCAATATTTTTTCATAAAATGTACAGGATCTTTAGCACATTTTATATATTCTTGTCTTATTATTTTTTTTAAATCTGACATTAATTATTTTGGTAATGAATAATCTATTATATGAATTGTAACTAGAGTTCCTAATACTCCCCCTACAACCCCTACCCATGGTTTTTTATACCATTTATCTACTTGATTTAATCTATCGTTATATAATTGAATTTGATCTTTAAGTATTTTAACTTCTTTATTTTTGTAATTAAGAATTAAACTATCTTGTTGTGATAATAATATATAATTTTTTATTTGATATTCCAAATCATTTATTAAAATAGATTTAATTGAATCTTGTTGTTTTAAAGTATCAACGGATAGAAAAAATTCTTCTAATTCATTTTGAGGAATCTTAATTGTATCTTGACTATAACTTTTAAATGTTATTAGTAGTATTAAAATTAAAAATAAATTTTTCATTTTTTTCTATACTTTTTTTCAAAATTATTAATTGTAGATTTTGCATTTTTAGTACTTTTTAATTTTGATTTAGTAGATTTTACTTTTCTTGATGTTTTTTCTATTTTAGCTTTTGTTGATTTTTTATTATTTTGAACTTTAGAAACTTCTTTTGTGATAAAATCTAATTTAACATCATTTGCTTTAGTTCGTTTATTAAATTCTTTTTTTGATTTATCTTTAATAGATAATAAAGTAAAAATACCAGCAATTGCTCCTCCAATTGCTAATAATATTTTAAATATTTTTTTCATAACTTATTTCTTTGATTCTAATAAAGATTCTAATTCTTTTTTAATCTTTGTTAATTCTCTTAAACGATCAGTTAATTTAGCCTTTTCATCTCCCTCAGCATCTTTCCATTTTTTAACTACTTTTTTCATTTCTTTTTGTGTATCAGCTAATTTATAACCAATTTTAGATAGTGGTTCTTTTTTTAACTGTGATGCTGTAGGTTCTTTTTCCTCATCATCTTCTATCTGTTCAAAAGCCATTTCTTCACCCCCACTATGGACGTATAAATCTGTAGTATCATCTACATCTTTTTTATCAACATACCCATCATCTTGAAATTTATCTGAGTCGTTGGCTTCATTAACTCCATCATAGTTTTGACTTTTTAAAACCTGTATTATAGCATAAACGGCATCTTGGAGAGAGTAACTATACTTATCAGCCATTTTTCTAATAAATCCATTTATTAATCTGTGTACTTCAGGGTTAACATTTTCAGTTAATCCTAAATCTGAAGACAATTCTTTTGTTTTTTCTAGTTCAGCGTTATAAGCTTGTTGATTTTTAGTATCTGCTGGAGATGCTGCCTCTAAAATATCAAGTATTTCTTCTTTTATAGATTTTTTTAGTTCTGATTTTTTCATTGGGAATATTTTATTATAAATATCAAAGAGAAACTGCCTGTTTAACTAATTTTATACGCTCCTTTGTGGATCCTTTAATTTCAATTAGATTTACAATTTTATGTCTATATTTAATAATTAATAATTGAATAGCTTCATCGATAGTTTTTCTATAATTAGCATCAGTTTCTCTAACTCCATTATTTTCTATTTCTACACCTTCAGGTGTAATGTAAAAGATATAATCGTATTCATTTAGCATATTACTTGCAAAACTACAAAAATCATCTGCTTCTATATAATTCATTGATTGAGAAGATTTAGCAAATGCCATTACATCAATAATTGTTCTGTCTGTTATGATATTATCTTGCATTAATTCACTAGCTCTTTCAGCTAAAAATACAGCTTGACCTTTAACAGTAGAATCTGTATTTAAAGGTATACCCATTTCCATAAGATATTTAGAACGTTCTGTTCTAGTTGTATAATCTTTAAATTCAGGTAATTCAGCTAAAGCATTAACTAAAGTTGTTTTACCTACTGACATTGTACCGCAAAATCCTATTTTCATATTAAAATGGTAAATTTAATGGATCAAGTTGTGATGATCCCATTCCTACTCTATAACTATCA